AACCTGTACTGCAGTGGCTACCTGGACTGCAGTGGCTACCTGGACTGCAGTGGCTACCTGTACTGCCGTGGCAACCTGTACTGCCGTGGCAACCTGGACTGCCGTGGCAACCTGGACTGCCGTGGCAACCTGTACTGCCGTGGCAACCTGGACTGCAGTGGCAACCTGGACTGCCGTGGCGAGTATCTGGTCATCAGCGGCGACCTCTTTTGGTCGCACGCGTCAATGCCGAAAATCCCCGAGAAAAACTGCATCCGCAGAGTATTGCCTGCCGCCTGGCAGCGCGGCCACTGGCAGGAGCGGCTGGGAATGGATATCTCTAATGGCTGCTACGACGAGCTAGCCAAGCGAATACTCCCGCAAATCCACCACCTGCTGCGCGATGAAAAATGGACGACCACCGAGCGCTGGATGCTGGAGACGTTGCGCGACAGCAATAATGATGCGCCGGAATGGGTCAATGAAATTCGCTCTACGCAGGTGGCAGCATGAAAACCCCAGAACTTTTCCAGGCAATCCAAAACACACCGCTCTTCACCCGCGAGGGCGACCCAGTGAACGAAATCACCGACCCGGGTGATCGCCAGCGCCTGATGCTGCTGGTAACTCGTGATGGCGATGTGATGACTGATCTGCTGGCTGACGCAGTTATGACCCTGATGGGCCACAGCGGATTTCAGGACGCCGTGACGAACGCGGTTGTTGCTTACACAGAAAAGGATTGCCTGTCGCTAACCACGCCAACCGCTGGCGTCGGTATCGCCATTGTGGCCCGCGCTGTAGAGCTGATCGACAAGCACATCGACGACAACGCCGCCGACTGGCTCTCAATCCTGCGGCATGACAGGTCGCTGGATGTGCCTGCGCGGAGGGTGCGCTTGTGAAAGAACCTGTTTGCAACAAATGCAACCAGCCTTGCGACGTTTTCAGCATGGACGATTCTTGCCTGAACGACGCCGGTGCAAATTTGGGATATCAGCCCAGCCACGGTGAGTCGTGGTGCTGCAGGGCGGGATACACAATGACTGAAGTCACTACTGAGGAATCTGCGGCATGAAAACGATGACCAAGCACACACTGCCTACTGGCTACCTTTTCACCGATGACTACAGCAAAGGGAGGCTGGAAACGCTCTCCATCGGGGACTACGGAAAGAGCTTCAATGTGAAGGCTGATTTCCTTGGCTTCCGCAATGACCTGAATGGCGTACCCAACACATGGTGTATGCCGCTGAGTGAAAAGTGGGTTGTCACAGTGAGCACGCAATACGGTTGCCCAATGCGCTGCAACTTCTGCGATGTGCCAAAAGTCGAATGGAAAGGCAATGCGACTTTCGAGGATTTGAAAAGGCAGCTATATTCCGCTATCTCGCTTTTCCCAAAGACGGGATACACCGAGCGCCTTAATCTGCACTTCGCCCGCATGGGAGACCCAATATTCAACGCCAATGTTTTTGACTTTGCGCGATGGTGTTACACGAACAAGCGCACGATTCAGGAAGAAACCGGCCTGCGCATTGAAACCTTCCACCCTGTCCTGACAACATCCTTGCCACGCAAGTTCAAGCAGCTTGAGGCGCGCATTACTGAGTGGTGCGACATCAAAAACGAGACGTACAACGGTCAGGCTGGGCTGCAATTCAGCATTAACTCTACCTGCGACAATCAGCGAAACGAAATGTTTGCAGGGTTATCGCTGACGCTGGATGAATTTTCAAAGATCGCCGCCAGAATGCCTGCGCCGGTAAGCCGTAAATACTGTCTGAATTTCGCGTACTCGACCGATTACGTGATTGATGCGCAGAAAGTCCGAGACCTTTTTTGCCCTGATAAATTCATGTGCAAAATCACACCCATTCACAACAACAACGCCTGCGCAGAAAACGACATTAAAACCGTTGGCGGCTACACGTCATTCAGGCCGTACCAGAAGCCCGAGAGAGACCTTGTGGCGGCGGGTTTTGATGTGCTGGTGTTCGTTCCGTCAATAGACGAGGAGGACGGGCTGGTAACGTGCGGCAATGCGATCCTTGGTGGGTCGCAACTGAAAACCGACACCAGGGTAATAAAGATACTGGGGGCAGCATGAACGACATGACCAGGCTGCACCAGGAATACAAGCGCCGGGAGTCGCTGGAGCGCTCAGAAATGGAATTACTCGCTGATGTGGTGATCAGGATCGCGGGTGTGTTTGCTGCCTGTATCGCGGGGTTCATTTTGATTTGTATGGGATTGGGGATTTAACACCGAATCGCGTAAGCGGTCGCCTGGATTGCTCCAAGAAAGTTGGGCGTAAAAGCACCGTTGGAGCCGACTTGCCGCCGTTAGCGGCTCCAAATTCAACGAGGGATATTTTATGGGCAACATTGCAAAACTGGACACAAAGCGGTCGCCGCTGGCAGCGATGGCAGAGCGGCTTTCTATCGACCCGAATGAGTTGCAGCAGGTCATCCTGAAAACCGTGATGCCCGCTGGCGGCAAAGATGTAACGAACGAACAGCTTATTTCGTTCCTCGCTGTAGCCAACGCCTACGGACTGGACCCACTCAAGCGCGAGATTTTTGCATTTCCCGCGAAAGGCGGAGGTATTCAACCGATTGTTTCCATTGATGGCTGGCTGTCTATCATCAACAGCCATCCGCAATTCGACGGCATGGAGTTGGTCGAGAATCACGACGCAAACGGCGTCTTTGAGTCTGTGACCTGCACTATTCACAGAAAGGATCGAATACACCCAACAGTTGTTACTGAGTGGCTGTCAGAGTGTAAGCAGGCCACTGATCCGTGGACCAAAAAACCACGCCGCATGACGCGCCACAAGGCATCTATCCAGTGCTCGCGCTATGCGTTCGGCTTGGGCGGCATCATGGATGAAGACGACGCGATTGCCGCATTTGGTGGCGAGCGTGATGTGTCTCCCACGCCAACTCCGGTAGGGCCAGCCGCGTACCCGGAAGCCGACTTCAATGCAAACCTTCCCAAGTGGCGCAAGCTGATCGAGGACGGCAAAAAAACCCCCGACCAGATCATTGCAACCGTGGAGTCGAAAGGGCTGCTGTCGGAATCTCAGAAAGAAGCTGTGCGCAACCTGGCACCAATCCCCGCCGAAGCTGAATACGTCGATGCAACTGTAGAGGAGTTTTTCAACGATGCGAACGCTTAATGTAGTAGCTGGCTCACCGGAATGGCTGGAAGTGCGCGGCCAGTACAACACCGCTTCCGAGGCCTCAATCATGATGGGCTGCGGCAAGGTGTCGCGCAGTGAGTTGTTGCGCATGAAGGCCACTGGAGATAAGCAGGAGTTTTCCCGTTTCACTCAGGAAGTGCTGTTCGAGAATGGCCACAAGATTGAAGCGCTGGCCCGCCCGATTGCTGAGGAGATACTTGGCGAAGAACTGTTCCCCGTCACTGGTGTTTGCGACAACGATTACCTGCTTGCGTCTTTTGATGGGCTCACGATGGACGAATCGTGTATATGGGAATGCAAAACCATGAACGCCAGCAAAGCGGCTGACGTTGCGTGCGGGAGTATTCCCAATAGCGACATTTGGCAGGTCATTCAACAGCTTGCTGTGTCTGGCGCAGAGAAAGCGCTGTATATGCTTTCTGATGGAACAAGAGAGAACACCATCTATTGCTGGCTGAAAGCATGTGACGCGCAAGACGACATTCAAAAGCTGCGAGATAGCTGGAAGCAATTCGACGCAGACCTTGCCAACTACACCCATGTCGAGACAACCCCCGACCCCGTAGGCCGCGCTCCTGACACACTGCCCGCCCTGATGGTCGAAGTAACCGGATTGGTCAAAGCATCCAACCTCGACGCCTTCAAAAATCACGCAATGGCCGTGATTTCTGGCATCAATCGCAATCTCTCGACAGACGTGGATTTTGCCAACGCTGAAAAAACAGTGAAGTGGTGCGGCGACGTTGAGAGCAAACTGGTTCTCACCAAACAGCAAGTGCTGGCGCAGATGACGGACATCGATCTTGTCTGCCGCACGATCGACCAGGTGCAGGAGGAGGTTCGCGCTACCCGGTTGGAGTTGGATAAGTTGGTGAAGGCGCGCAAGGAAGCGATTCGCGGCGAGATACTGGCCACCGCCCAATCAGCACTCCGGGATCACGTACAGGAGGTGCTAAGCGGCTTCCCCGCAGGCGTCCGACTACCCGAAGTCAAGGCCGATTTTGCCGGCGCGATGAAGGGCAAGAAAACCGTTACCAGCCTTAAAGATGCGACGTCGACCGAACTGGCCCGCGTGAAGGTGGAGCTATCCCGGATCGCTACCGGCATCCACGCGAGCGTCAAAGCGCTGCACGCAGAATGGACGGGGTTTGAGTCGCTATTCTCCGACTGGCCCACCCTGGTGCTCAAGGACGCCGAGGATCTGCGCCTGCTGGCCCGCGCACGCATCACCGAGCACAAAGCCGAGCAGCAGCGCAAGTTGGATGCAGAGCGCGAGCAAATCCGCCTCGAAGAAGAAAAAAAGGCTCAGAAAAAACTGGACGACGAGCGCGAGGAAATTGCCCGCAAGGCCCGCGAGGAGGAGCGCAAGCGCAACACCGAAGCCATGAGGCAGGGTCAGGCCGAGGCCTCAGAGAAACAGCGGATTGCGGAGGAAGCCAACAATCAGACTCCACCACCCGCAGCAGTAGCGCCAGTGGTTGAGCGCAGCGCGACAAAGCCGCAGCCGCAAACCAGCACGCCCACCACTACAGCAGCGCCCTCCTATGGCGACGTAGTGCGCCTGCTGGCATCGCATTACAGTGTGGACGCCAGCACTGCATCTACTTGGCTGGATCAGATCATCAAACAACAGAGGGCTGCATAATGGGTATTCTTTTCTTCGACACAGAAACAACCGGTCTGCCGGTCTGGAACGAGCCTTCCGAGGGCGAGAACCAACCCCACATCGTCCAACTGGCCGCGATACTGGTGGATCCTGCGACTCGCGAGGAGCGCGAGCACATGGACGTCATTATCCGGCCCGACGGGTGGGTTATCCCCGATGAAGTGGCCGCAATCCACGGCATCACGACCGAGCGCGCCATGGATGAAGGTATCGAGGAATCTGTGGCGCTCGATATGTTCCTGTCGTTGTGGGCACCTGACCGGGTGCGCGTCGGCCACAACCAGAGTTTCGACGAGCGCATATTGCGCATCGCGATCAAACGCTACAAGGATGAGGCGCTGGCCGAGCAATGGAAGTTGGGCATAAAAGCCTGCACCGGCCTGCTGTCCAAGCCAATCTGCCAGATGCTCCCGAAAAACCGCTACGGCTTCAAAATGCCGAAGCTGCAGGAGGCGTACAAGTTTTTCACGGGCGCTGAATTTGAAGATGCCCACTCCGCCATGGCTGATGCCAGGGCCTGCATGTCCGTCTACTGGGCTGTTATGGATCACCAGAGCACCGGGGCCAAAACCGCACAGGAGTCCGCGTAAATGGCCGGCGTGAACAAAGTCATCCTCATAGGCAACCTGGGCAACAATCCCGACGTGCGGCACACCCCTGCTGGCGCCGCTGTCACCACGCTGTCGATCGCCACGTCCGAGAAGTGGAAGGACAAGCAGACTGGCGAGCCGGTTGAAAAAACCGAGTGGCACAGAGTGGTGTTTTTCAATCGCCTGGCCGAGGTTGCCGGCGAGTACCTGCGCAAAGGCTCAAAGGTCTATGTTGAGGGTCAACTG